AACCAGGCAATTTCTACATTGTTCTGTAAGGTCTCAGTCTCCAAGGGAGACACGAGATTGTTAAGAACTTCTATAGTAATCTGTCCGTTACATCTTTCTCTGTCATTGGTGAGAGAAGTACCAGTAGCGATAGGAATTGAACATAAACGAGGCGTATAATCACTTCCCATGCCAGGTGACAAGGATCTAGGTTGATCGATCAACAACCATGGAGCGCCTTGCATCCAATTTACGTCCAAAGTAAAGTCACGGTTAGCACCAATATCAACTATACGAGTATAGACGGTATTGGTGTCCGCATACTCTGCATGATTATTTTGGGGATCATAAGTAATCTTCAGACGACCTCGGTGAAACGAAGAACACATCACCGAAAAACGATACCTTAAACCTCCACGCCAATATGTAAAAGGTTGACTAGCAAAAGCTAACGCAGTATAACCCAATTCAGTTATGACTTCGTTGTTATGTGTAAGTTTATGCTTTGGCATTACAGTCGGAGTAACGTTTATTTTTGCTAAAACGGTTCCTGGGGCAGAAGTTCCATTCCAATTAAAACAATCCACAAAAGATTCTCGTTTTGCTATGGAAAGAACATTTAGTTCATCCTCAGTTTCGCGACCAATAATATTATGGTCTATAGTTAACTCTTGTTTAGCATCGAAAGTTAACTTACAACCCGCTTCTTCTATATCTGTATTGGCAAGATTCCCCATATACGTCGGACGATATTGACGTGGAGCTTCTACAGACATCGGTCTACAATAACCAAATAAAGAAGCAAGATCTGCAACACCTCCTGCAACCATCGAAGTTGCTGTTGCAAACGGTCCTATTTCAGGTATCACAGATAACTTACCTGCCCATCTAGCCACTGCAGATGCAGGTCTACTAATAATACCTTTGCCATACTCATCTCCCATTCCGCTATTAGGAACTAGACAACTGTTAGGTGTCAAAGTTTCTTCATGCGTGGGAGCGGCCAGAGTAACTTCCGTCATCCATGCAAAGACTGTGATAGTTACTGCAACATCATCTGTCGACGTACCGGAAGGTACGGAAGCCGATCCGAGAGGTGAGATAGATTGAATATCTACATCACCAAGTGTTTCAGCATCTGAAGAACCAGCTGTAATATCCATATAATTAAATGGAAAAACAAAAGGGCATGTTATATCTCCTCCTGAAGATTCAGTAGGATCAATAACTACATGTGGCCTCTGCGACATTTTTGTCAACTTCACACCTGTTGAAACAGTACCAATACCTTGTGGTACGATATTATTCTGACGAGTAAAGAAATCGAAGGGATTGTACGCAGCTATCAATTTCCCATAATAGGTGGGTCCTCCATTTATCAAGAAACGCAAGTGAAGCTTGCCCCTTAAGAGTGAATAATTTTCGATTTTGCGGCGAACTGCTGCGGTACGAAGAAAATTACCCCAGGGAGTAAATTCAACATTGAGTTCAGATCCAACATTCAATTCATATTGTTGAATTTGGACTGGACGTGAAAGAAAATTACCTAAATCAGTGTGACTAGTGTCAACAGCACTGAGCTGAGTACTGTCGATAAACTGAGTGTTCTCCGAAGTCTGTTCAATAACTTCAGAATCAAATCCAACAACTTCATGAGTGCCAGCATGCACCTCGGCGTTTATTGAAGTATTCGCAGTTTCGACAGCAGAATTAGGAAACAAATCAGAGTTGGACGATAAGGAATCTTCACCTTTATCTGACATGTATGATCCCAAATCACCAAGCTTTATGGGGGCTAACCCAGATGCCTGGCGGGCTCGATTGTATTCGTTCAACAACTGTAAGCCATGCAGCTGTGAAGACGAGGTATGTGAACCTAACTCTCTAAAAACACGTTTACAAATAGACGCATTCATATTATGTGACCAAGATCCACTTTTAGCAACTAAACCACTATTTGGTTCTAAATCAGTTAACCCTTCCTGAATACTCCTGTTAAGATCTTCTATAAAAGAACTTTGATTGGCAGGCAAGGATGCAAAAGTGGTCAAACAGATTAAGAGATATGTTGCTTCAAGATATCTATCTGCTGATATGAAAGTGATCGCTCGTGAAAGCAATTCACTTTGAATATCATAAGTGATAGGTACTAAAGGCTCGTCATCACCATCATCAGGGGGTGCAATACGCACAATGTGATCACCAATACCTGATGGATTTCCAGAATTAGGTTCCAAACCAGATTCGGAAAGTGTACCAACTTTATCTAACAAACTCCGAAGTCTTTCTATTTCCAATAGCTTGATACGTTCTTCACAGTTTATAATTTGATGTCCAATAGAAGCGATTGTAGCTTCTAGTCCCACATCAACAGAGACAGTCTTATTTATACAAGTACCGGTCGATTAAATTTTACGTCCAAAGGACCCACCGTACAACCAAAGATGGGAGGACGCGTTCTATCTGTATGAGAACTACTCACCAGACGAGAACCTTTGTCAGGGTATTACATGTAAAATAGAACGGCTATATACAAACACATAACTTATACATATACAAAGGAATGAATATTCCGTAGATTATAGTCTATCCTAGACTAGTGTGAGTTTAATAACTTCACAAATCAACGATATTTTTGTTTACCTTGGCTCGTCACCTCAAGGATT